CCGTTCGGGGACCACCGCGGCGGCCGTGACCTGCCGGACGTGAACCCCATGGTGTTGCAGCCGGACGTCTCCCGTTCCCGCCGTGATTTCATCGCCGACATCGTGGCATCGCTCGTGCTCGACGGCAACGCCTTCACGCGCATCGTGCGCGATTGGAAAGGCGAGATCGTCACCTGCGAGATGCTGCCGCCGCAATACGTGACCGTCACCGACGAAAGCGACGACCCGGCACGCCCCGACTTGCGGTTCTCCTATCTCGGCCATGCCTACACCGCCGATGACGTCGTGCACAGCAAATTCCTCAACGTGCCCGGCCGACTGCGCGGGCTCGGCCCCATCTCGGCGGCACGCGAGGAGATCGATGCCGCGCAGCTCGCCCGCGACTACAAGGCGAGGTTCTTCACGGACGGCTCGAACCTCAAGGGCTATCTGCGCACATCAGAGAACATCACACAGGAAGCCGCGCAGCAGGCCAAGGCATCATGGAAGGCGTCGGGCGAGGCCGGCGACATCAAGGTAGTCGGCAAGAACCTGGAATACGTGCCGCTCTCACTTAAGCCAGCAGACTTGCAGTTTCTTGAGACCCAGAAGTTCGACACCACGCAGATCGCCCGTCTGCTCGGCATCCCGGCAAGCATCATGCTCGCCGCCGTCGATGGCTCGAACCTCACCTACAGCAACATCGAACAGTCGTGGATAGAGTTCGCCGACTACACGCTGGCGGCCTACACCGGCGAGATCGAGGAGATCTTCAACCGGCTCCTGCCGCGCGGCCGGACCGCGAAGTTCGACTGGGACAGCTCGCAGCGCGCGAACATGAGCGACCGCTACACGGCCTACAAGACCGCCATCGAGGCCGGTTTCCTCACCGTCGATGACGTGAGGCGCAAGGAAGGGCTGCCGGCACTCGGAAAGGAAGAAGACCAATGAACATCGAGAAACGCACAATCGCCTGGAAGGGCCTGACACTCCGCTCCGCCGACGACTCCGGCACCTCGACCGTGGAAGGCGTCGCCGTGCCGTTCGGCGACATCATCGACACATGGGACGGTGCGGAGACCTTCGACCGTGATTGCTCTTTCGAGGGACTTGACGAGGCGAAACTGTGCTTCGAGCACGGCGAGACCATCGGCCGCATCACCAAAGCGGAAAGCACGGACGACGGACTGCACATCACCGCGCGGATCAGCGACACGGCACGCGGCCGCGACGCCATGACCCTGATACGTGACGGCGTGCTCGACAGCTTCTCGGTCGGATTCATCCCGCTCGAATCGCAGAAGGACCGCGACGGCATCACCCACCGCCGCAAGGTCCGTCTGCTTGAGACCAGCATCGTGAGCTGGCCAGCCTACCAGAACGCGAAAATGACCAAATCAGCGGCACCAGCCGTGGAACAAAGGAAGGAAACCATGGAGAACAACAACGAACTGATGGACCTGATCCAGTCCATGCAGGAGGAACAGCGCGGCATCAAGGCCGAGATCAGCAAGATGGGCGCGAAACCGGCACCGGCTGCCATCGGCGCGGCGTACCGGAGCCACAGCGAATACATGCAGGCCCTCGCGCGAGGCGACGAACAGGCCATGACCGTGATGAAGGAATGCCGCGACCTGATTTCCACCAAGGACACCGGCAACACCGCCACCTGGATCGCCGACGACCTCAAACTGATCGAGGACCGCCGCAAGGTCTCACAGCTCCTGACCCATGACACGCTCCCGGCGACCGGCATGAGCATGGAATACCATGTCGTGACCTCCGACACCACAGCCGTCGGCAAACAGGAGACGGAAGGCTCAGAGCTTTCCTTCGGAAAAGTCGCCTTCGGCACCAAGACCGCCGACATCAACACCTACGGCGGCTACACTTCTTTGAGCCGCCAGACCATCGAACGCAGCACCACGCCGATGCTCAACACCGCGATCACCGCATTGCAGAACGCCTACGCGAAGGCCACCGAGAAGGCAGTGCGCGACCACCTGTACGCGGAGATCAAGGCGCAGCGCGACGCATCCTCTAACGCCAACAAGATCGACGCGCCACAGTTGGCCAACATGACCATCGACGATTGGGTGTCGCTCATCATCGACGCGTCCGAACTGGCCGACGACCGCAACGTGTCGCTGACGCGCCTCGCGGTCTCCAAGGACGTGCTCAAGGCACTGGTGAAACTCAAGGATACCGGTGACCGGTTCTTCAACCTCAGCGGCGACGGGTCGGACACCATCGGAAGTTTCGACCTGACCGGCGTGGCCGGCACGTTCATGCGCGTCCCTGTCGTGCTGCTGCCGAACGCCGATGCCGGATTGGCCAGTTTCATCGATCCCGCCGCCGTGACCGTCTGGGAGTCCGGCGGCCCCGCGCCGTTGACCGGCGGGGACGGGACCGGCCTGACCAACAGCTACAGCGTCTACGGGTATATGGCGGTGGCCACGACCCATGCGGACGGCCTGATTCCGGTGAAGTTCGCCGCGGCATGATGATCGATGACAACATCCTGCTGCAACGGCTCCGCGACGAGGTTGGAGTGCCGGCCGGAGAGGACGAACGGCTCACGGTCAAACTCGCGGCGGCGAAGCGATACGTCGCGCACGCGGTCGGCACCGCCACCGTCGATGACGATCTGCTGGCCGATTGCATCGTCTCCTGCGCGGCGGACCTGTTCAACATGCGTGACGCGCGCCTGGGCGTGATGGACGTGGGCGATTCGACTGTGGAACCGTTCAGGATCTCCACCGACCCGCTCCGCTCGGTCTGGCCGAAACTCCGCGCCGCCGGCGTGCTCACCGGGGGCATGGTGATTGCATGAACATCCAGGAACAACGAGCCGCGCTGATGAACACGCTCACCGACATGCTCGATGGACTGGTCAGCAGCGTCAGCATCGACGCCCAACTGATCCGCCCGGCGGCCGGCAAAGTCGCGGTGTTCATCGAACCGCCAACCGTGGAATGGCCATCATGGGGCCCGCCGGAACCGGTCTGGACGTTGGACGTCATCGCCGGCACGCCGGCCACGCAGCCATCCGCAGTCGATGACATCCTCACAGCGCTCGACCGGCTCGCCGAACGTGGCCTGAACATCCAGAAGGCCACGCCCGCGACTTGGAACCTCGCAGGAGCCGGCACGCTGGCGGCCTACCAGGTCGTGCTGAACGCTCTGGAAACCGAATAAGACAAGGAAAGGAAAAAATCATGGCTGGAAAGATCCGCACGCTCGGACCAGGCATCTTCAAAATCACCGACACCGAAAACGGCAGGGACTTCAGCGCCGACCTGACCAAGGCGCAGCTAAACCCGTCGAACAGCAGCGACGACCCGACCACCTACCTCGACGGATCAGAGGAGACGAACACCACGACAACATGGACGTTCGAGGGCACCGTGGGCGACGACTTCAGCGAGGACGGTCTGGCCGTCTGGCTCTTCGACCACAAGGGCGAGACGCTGCCGGCCCAGTTCGTCCCGAACAATACCGGCAAGATCCAGTGGACCTTCAACGTCACCATCGCGCCAATCGCCATCGGCGGCGACGTCAAATCGAAGAACACGAACGATCTGAGCTTCGCCGTCACGAACGTCGCCCACGCACCGTACACGGGCAAGTGATGAGTGATGGCTGACAAGGCATTGATGGTCGTCGGCCAGAAACGCTTCGTGCAGACGATGCGCAAGGCCGGCGCGGACATGGACGACCTGAAGGAAGTGAACCGCGAGGCCGCGCAGATCGCACTGCCCGCCGTCCGCAACCTCGCCCCACGAGGCAAAACCGGCCGGCTGGCCGGCAGTCTGCGTGTCGGAGCGACGAAACGCGCCGGCGTCATCCGCGCCGGCCGCAAGGCCGTGCCCTATGCAGGACCAATCAACTACGGGTGGCCGGCACGCCGCATCAAACCGCGTCTCTTCGTTAACAACGGCGTTGCCTCCACCGAGGGCCAATGGCAGAAGGTCTACAAGGACTTCATCGACAAGACCATGAATCAAGTGAAAGGAAAATAATGGCAACCACGAGAATCACCTACACGGATGGCACCAGCGAACTCGTGCCGATCACGATGCGCGCTACATGCAAGGCCGAGGCGCACGCCATCGAGGCCGGCTGGGGGTCCATCACCCAGTCACCCGTCCGTTCCGGCGCGTATGCGGCCTACGCGGCCCTGCGCATGGCCGGGCGCACCATGCCTGATTTCGAGCATTGGCTGGACACCGTGGCGTCCTTCGATCTCGCGGCACCGAAGGAGGAGCCGGAAGAAGGAAACCCTACGGACTAGCCGCGTGGCCCCAAGACTCGCTCGGCCGTCTCTCGTTCCTCCTGGCGAGCCGTTTCGGCGGCACGCCATGGCAGTGGAGGAACGAGGCCGACGAATTGGATTGGGGCACCGGACTGGCCGAACTGCTCAAGGAAGCGGAAGAAACACGGAAGGAGTGAACCATGGCGCACAGCGCGATCATGAGCGTGCGCATCACCGGCAACGCCGATGATGCCGTCAAGGCGTTCGAGAAGACCACCACGAAGGCGGCCGCTTTCGGCAGCGCCATCGGCGGATTGGCCGTCAAGGGCGTGACCGCGCTGTGGGACACAGTCAAGGGCTTCGCCGGCGACGTGGTGAACATGTCGGACAGCACCGACAAGTTCATGAACACCATGAGCTTCGCCGGCATTGACACGAAGGCCGTGCAGGCAGCCGCGAAGGAGACCAGGAAATACGCGGACGACACCGTGTACGGGCTCGACGACATCCAGAACACCACCGCGCAGCTCGCCGCAAACGGCATCGGCAACTACATGGAACTGACCGAAGCCGCCGGCAACCTCAACGCCGTCGCCGGCGGCAACGCCGACAGCTTCAAGAGCGTCGCGATGATGCTCACACAGACCGCCGGTGCCGGCAAACTCACCACCGAGAACTGGAACCAGCTGACCGACGCGATCCCCGGAGCCAGCGGCAAGCTCCAGGAGGCCCTGCTGAAGGCCGGGGCCTACACGGGGAACTTCAGGGACGCGATGGCCGACGGCCAGATCACGGCCGACGAGTTCAACCAGGCGCTGCTCGACCTCGGCATGACCGACGTGGCCAAACAGGCCGCCACCAGCACCAGCACCATCGAGGGCGCAGTCGGCAACCTCGAGGCCAGCGTGGTCGGCGGACTCAACGACCTCTTCGCGTACGTCAAACCGCTCATCACCACGCTGCTCGTGTTCGTGACCGGCCGCGTGGACTCCGCGTTCGGCTGGATCCGGGACGCCATCGACGGACTCGGGGAGTTCATCCGCACCGGCGACATCAACGACGCGTTCGCCAAGGCGTTCGGCAGCGACGCGTGGAGCAACGACGCGCTCAACGCGCTCTTCACCGTCCGGCAGACGATCGTCGGCTTCATCGACACGGCCAAAGGCAAGCTCAAGGACGCCCGGCAGACCGTGTCCGACTTCATGGGCGGCTTCATGGACACCGCGCCAATTGACGTGTTCGTGGCCATGCTGTCCAACATCTGGGACGCGGCCGCGAGCGGCATCGACGCGTTGGGATCGTTCGGCCGGACCGTCATGTCCATCATCGACATGCTCAACCCGCTGTCCGGCACCGCCATCCAGGCGTCCGACGCGGGCGCCATGCTCGGCGGCGCGTTCCAAACGGCCGGCAGCCTCATCGCCGCCGCGTCCGGCATCATCCAAACGGTTGCGGGAGCGCTCACGCAGGTCAGCGGCTGGATCGACGAGCACGGCGACGCGGTCAGCGCGACCCTGCTGGCCATCGGCACGGGACTGGCCGTGTTCAAGGTCGCGGGCATCATCCAGGCCGTGGCCGGAGCGATGCAGGGCTTCAGCGTCGCCACCGCGGCGGCCAGCGCGGCCACGCAGATCGCCACCGCCGCGCAGGCAGCGTTCAACCTCGTCATGGAGATGAACCCGCTCGTGCTGGTCATCAGCCTTCTGGCGGCGCTGACCGCGGGCCTCGTCTACTTTTTCACTCAGACCAAGACCGGACAGCAGGCATGGAGCAGCTTCACCAACTTCATCAGCGGCTGCCTCACCAGCATCGGCAACCTCTTCCGCAATCTCGGCAACAGCATCGGCAGCATCTTCACCAGCGCGGCGGACGGAGCCACGAAAACATGGAACAACGTGGCCAACTGGTTCTCCAACCTGCCCGGACGGATCGGCGGGTTCTTCTCCAACGCCGGCAGCATCTTGTACAACGCCGGAGCGAGCATCATCAGCGGTTTCCTCAACGGCCTCAAATCGATGTGGAGCAACGTGACCGGCTGGATCAGCGGCATCGGCGACTGGATCAAGGCCCACAAGGGCCCGATCAGCTACGACCGTCGCCTGCTCATTCCCGCCGGCCAGGCCATCATGACCGGTTTCGCTCAGGGCCTCAACAACGGATTCGACAACAGTGTTGAAACCGCTATCAGCCGCGCTAACCGCAGACTCGCGGCCATGCCCCTCAACCTCTCCGCCCAGGGCAACACGGCCGCGCCAGCCGTGGTCAACACCTGGAACGTGGAGATCAACGGCGAGGTCATAGACAAGGACGGCACCGCCAAGGCCATCAAACGGCTCCTGGCCGACTACGACGCAAGGAGGTCATGATGCAGCAGTGCTTCATGTTCATCGACACCGGCAACGGCTGGACACCGGTGAACGACTCCGCCAAGAACATCGCCGCCCTCGACTCTTTCACTATCCGGTGGGGAAGCGACAGCATCGACGAACAGCCCGAACCTGCCGTGATGACCTTCACCCTGCGCGACAAGACCGGACGACTCGCCGGCCAGGCATTGACATTGGCCGGCATGAAAGTGATCATGCAGTTCTCCGATCAACCCAGATGGCAAGATCTTCAGCCGTCGATGGGCGGCTGGGAAGATCTGCGCATCCCGATCGACTCGCTGCACCGCGCTTACTCCCCCGGCTCGCCGGAATCCACCGACTCGCCCGCCTCTACGATGTTCGCCGGCACCGTCTCCACCGGCGGCCGCATCGAACCGGCCCCCGAAGGCGGGGGGGCGCTCCCACGCTCCGCC